TTAGCCTTGGGTTACAACACGAATATTGTCAACTTCAAAAGCTTCAGCAATTGCCGGCAATAATTCTCTTTCAATATTAGTACGATGCAGTTCGTTATCTGCAACTAAGAGAATTCTAGTATCAGCATAATTAATATTATGAATTTTGCTTACTAAACGTTTGAAAGTATCTTCACCAATAATTTCTTTCAATTTTTGCAGACGAACAAAAACTTCCGGTTTTTCTTTTTGCATACGTTCTTCTAAAGGAGAAAACGGAACAGTTACAACACGAGCATCACGTGCCAGGACAAAATTTTCCTCACCTTCGCCAGGTACTACTAAATCATCACGCATTTAAATCTTCCTCCAATTCAAAAATATCAATGAACCTGCATTACTGCAAGATTTATTCCCCTTAATTATATTCTACTAACAGTTTTACGTCAAGGTGCATGATTTGATGTATAATATATATTTGACGCGTATTTTAATAAGTATTAATCAATGTTAAATTACCTTGAAAACGAGCTTTGTCATAAAAAATACTCCCTCATTGCTTTAAGTGTTATTTTTTGTGAACTCAAAATAAACTCATTAGTTTTTAATTAATAAACAAACTGCTATTAGACATGCAATATTTCTTTGAAGCTTTAGCCGTCGCTCATCATATTCAGCCTTCTTCTGTTCTATTTCTATTTGTGTCTTCAACTTCGTTAAAGATTCGTTCGCTGCTTTCTGCGAGGCGTCGACATTCTCTAATTTTTTGCTCAACACCGTCAATCTGGACTGTGATTCGATTAACTGTCGCTTGGCTTCTGCCAACTGCGTCTGCAGCTCCGTTGACGGCGTCTTGAGCATTTTTATATGAAGCTCTAGCTCTGTCAATTGCCTCAGTAGCACAATGTTGTTGTCTCTCAGCTGATTCCATTGCGTCCTTGGCACTGTAATTTTGTCGTGAGCCGCCGCAGGAAGCGACAGAAAGAACGAAAATAACAATAAGAAACAGGCAACAATTTTTTGCATTCATGGATACCTCTTAAAGGCCCAGATAATGGTGTAAAGCTCCCAACGCAAAACCTAAAACTGCACCAGTAATAAATTCGTTAGACAAAATAAAAGCTTTTAATTTTTCCATAATAATATATTCCTTCCTTTATTTGCAAAGATAGTCTGTCACACCGCGTGCAATAGCTCGGGCAATATCATCTTGATTGTTGACTAGTAACTGAACATCATCTTCATTGCTGATAAATGCAACTTCAACCAAAACAGCAGGCATAACAGTTTCTCTCAACACAGCTAAGTGCTGATTTACTTTTACGCCTCTGTCAACAGTTTCTAGACTGTCAACGATTTGTTTCTGAATGCATTCTGCTAAATCTTCCGCTCTGCTCCACTTGTTGTAAACCAACACCTCTGTGCCTTTGGCTTGCTCATTAGCAGCAGCATTGCAGTGAATGCTGACAAATAAATCTGCTGTCCATTGGTTAGCAGTCCTACAGATGTTAGGATATTCAGGGCTTTCCCCGTCAAGATTATCAGATTGTAGTACTTGACACTCACAGCCTGCTTTAGTCAGATACTCTGCAACAAGTTCACCGATTTCTGCAACAACATCAGCTTCTGTTTCTCCATAGATTTCATTCACTGCTCCGGGGTCTACTCCCGGCATATGTCCGGGATTGATAAATACTTTAGCCAATTAAAACATCTCCTTACAGTTTGCCTACCTTACCTTTAGGCGTATTGTAGACGCTGTTAATATATTTGTTGCCGAGCTGTAAGATAATTGCTCCACCTGTCGCGGTTGCAAACTCGGTATAATGTCCCCATGTCCTGCCAGTGTAGGCAAGATAACAGGATAAAACTAAAAATGTAATATAACCTAGGGTGGGCAGTACTCGCGTTAATGAGTACACTCCACCCTCTTTTAACATCTCGAACATAATAAATCAACCTAACCTTTGCAGTATCACGCTGATAACAAAAGATACACACGCACCGACGATTGCCGCAGTGCGATAAATTGAGCTGACCTCTTTTGCAATATCTTCCCTTACACGCTGTTCGGAACTCTGCATATCATCCTCAAGTTTATCTATATGTTTATGTGCGTCTTTAAGACTATTAACATTTGTTGCCTGTACGCTGATTAACTGGTCTACTTTAGCTCTATATAAATCAAAGCTTTTTTCGTCTTTAGACTGGTTTGCTTTAATGGCTGCTAAATCAGCTAACACTTGACGCTGAAACATTTCGTCACTTAATGGCAAGCTAGATTCCCCCTTTCCTACAGGTTTGAAACATCATACTGCCTTAAGCTGTTGCCGTATCAAATGTAACAGCATTGACTTCATCCGCTGTTTTCAGCTTATCAATATAATCACACAGTTTACGATAAATATCATGCAGTTGTCCGCTTCGCTGTGCTGCTAGACTGTTGATATTTTTAAAGTCCTCAACAGTCAACTCAATGTCGGTATTGTCAGCACAAGTCCACATTTGGCTAGGCAGATTGTTATCTTCAAGTGCTTGTCTAGCAATATTTAAGCGTTCACGTGCTTTATCGTCATAATCAAAGGTTTTCCCTTTGTAGGCAATAACTGCCACTTCTCTTTTGTCACGTTCATATTTCAGTTCGAACTTCTTTTGAGCCTTTACATCATCCAATACAGGCTCAATATTGATTACTTCTACACCTAATTCTTTTAGTTGCTCATCGGTAACATCAGCAGGAAACCCAACATTAGGCATAACTTCCTTTAGTTCCCACAAGTATGTATACTGCTTGCCGTTATATTTATAGGCTTTTTTGTTTGTTAGCATTTTGTCACCCTTTATTTTTTCGGATATATAGTCATGTGAAACGGTTTTGTAAAGAATCCGCTTACCTCACTAGGCGGACAAGAGAACGATGTCTTATTACTATCCCTTGTCCATTCTACTGTAGTAGACATTGAATCTATTCTATTAAGCTCTGTTATTATGTCGCACTTTCCGTCGAATATAGGACTTGAAAAAGAACACATTGTTTCTTCGACACCTATCTGTACGTGTCTCCTAAACGCAATAGTTCTGAGGAGACCCGTCGGTGTAATCGTTCCATAACCTGGGTTAGCACCCCAAAATAGCCACCCACTAGCAATCCAATGAGCAGGTTCCACATCAAACTCTAATTTATCTCCCCCATTTTGCATTTGTACGCACATCATAGACATTAACATATTTTACACCTCACTCAAATTTAAAAATTACATCTACTGTAGTTCCCAAAAGATTCTCTAAGTAAACGTTAACACCAATATTATTTTCACCGTCTCGAATTTCAGTGCCATTAATAACTACAGACTTTAATGTTTTATCACCTTTACCAAAAAGCACCATACTTTCCCCCCGTGAATCATAGCAGCACGCTTGAATAGTGTATCCATTGGTTAACGGGTTTGGGTCAATGCTTCCATATCCCACATAATATCCATACATACTTTGATACCTCTCTATTGTTAAGCGAGCTTCAAAATCTTTTTTGGGCGGAACACCTTTACCAATCATCATGTTGTTAATCATTGTTGTACCTCTGTGCAAGCTGACACTAAATAAGCACCGTCGCTGTTAACATAAAACGTAACAATGGTTGTCTTGTTCGAAGTCTTCGCAGGAGCGTCACAGCACAGCTTACAGTTTTTCCACGTGATAGTAGCACTCAATGAACCACTTAATGTAATAATACATACTCTTGCTACCATTGTTGCCGCACTGCCAAAAATTTTTGAGATGTCCAATGTAACAGCACTACCGCTTGTTAATGTCAACGCTAAAACATCAGCACCGATATTAGATAAGCTAGGTATATCACCCTCAACTTTCTTTATTACGCCTTGATGAATTTCGCCGATGAACTGATTGTTGCCGATGAATTGATTGTTGCCATTTAATGTTGGAACGTCCCCTAGATGACTAGAAATCGCTTGTTTCACTGAATCAGGCGTGGCATAAGTAGAATCTGCTATTTTTTTCTGAAGAAAGACTGTCTTTAGCTTGTTGTAAAAATACTCTAAGCCTTTACTATCTAAAAATTTCAAACGAATCTACCTCCGTTCTTATTTTACGAAAGCGTCGATTTCGCCATTGGTAATACTTTCAACGTTGGCTGCACTGCCTGTGTCGCCTTTTTCACCTTTAGGTAACACAAAGTCTAAAATAGCAGCATTGGCATTACCGCGATTAGTTACTTTGGCAGTAGTGCCACTAGTTACAGTACCTACAGTAATAGTAGCAGCAGTACCAGGAGTGCCAGCTTTGCCCGGCGCTCCTTGCACACCTTGTTCGCCTTTATCACCTTTTTGCAAAGTAAAGTTAAACACAGCTGCATTTTCACTACCTGTATTAGTTACCGCAGGAGCAGAACCGCTAGTAACAGTACCTACTCTAATAGTGGCAGCTTTACCAGGAGTACCAGGGTCGCCTTTTTCACCTTTAACGCCAACTTCGCCTTTAAGAGCAAATACAGTTTTAAGTTTGCCGTAAAAATACTGTAAGCCGTTTAAGTCTAATACTTTTGCCATTTTCAAATCATCCTTTCTTTAATTAAACATATTATCTAATTCATTATTAGTAATAAAATCAGCGTCAATTCCACCGCCACCGCTCACGTTAACGTTACCTGCTGTCGGTGCAGTATTATTTACTGTTTTTACAAATGGAATTTTAGTTGTTTTATTGTTCCCTTTGGTCACTTCCAAAACGCCTCTATTGTCTATAACGGACGCCACAAAATTATCTGCATCGCTTGACGGTTCAGGAACGCTTCCGCCACCTACAATAATATCAATAGCAGGATAAGAAATAGCGTTTGCTTCAGCAACTACTTCATGTGCCATATCCGCGTATTTTTTGGCTAGCTTCTCGGATTCCTTTGCATTAGTTTCTGAGGTTTTTGCAGCAGTTTCAGACGCTTTTGCATTAGTTTCTGAGGTTTTTGCAGCAGTTTCAGACGCTTTAGTATTAGTTTCACTAGCTTTCGCTGCACCAGCACTAACACTCGCCTCGGTAGCTTTAGTATTTGCAGTATTTGCAGATTTATCAGCTGCTGCAGCTTTACTATTGGCCGTTTGCGCAGCACTCAATGCTTCGCGAGCACTGTTAGATGCAGCCGAGGCACTAGATGCTGATTCATTGGCCTTTGTATTAGCAGTGCTCGCACTAACTGATGCTTCTCGAGCTTTAGTATTGGCAGTATCTGCTGCTCTTGTCGCCTCTCGAGCTTTAGTGTTGGCAGTATCTGCTGCTCTTGTCGCTTCTCGAGCTTTATCAATACTTGTTTGTAGATGTGAGGCTGCTGTATTAGCTGATGCTTGAGCCTCAGTCGCTTTAGCATTAGCATTGTTTGCAGCAGTTTCAGCTTTAGTAATAAGTTTTTGTGCAGTGACCTCATCCCAAACGACAGTAGAATCTTTGTAATTACTCCCGCCCAAAGCACCTACTCGGAGGGTAAATTTCCCTAAAGTATTCTTACTAATTACCAGTTCTCCCTCGCGCAAACGTGGATTGTAGGCATTCCATGTAGACTCATCCGCAGTTGAGAACTGAATTCTTGCATTACTCATTTCTCACCTCACGCAACACGCACCCAAAAATATAAACTCAAATATGCTGGCTCAATCATAACTTTTTCGCCTTGACCAAAAGGATTTATAGTAATTTGATGTGTATGGTTACCATCAAAACGGCAGATATATTCCGTGTTATTATCATCAGCGTTGCCTTCAGACCGCAGTCCTCGCTCTACTACACTAAATCTGCCATCGGCAGCATTTGACCCCAATGTTGAGCTTCCTGTACCGTGCCCATAAAAAGTGTTACTGCGGGCTCTAAATCTACCAGATAAATCTGTAGCATAAACTGTCGCCCCATGCGTATGAGACGGTATATTCTCTGGCCTTAGAGTAATATCATTTTTTCCTCCAGTTTTTCCGCCAACTAGACTTTCTCCAGCAACGCGCACATATTTCCCACTTTCTAAAAGCTCCCAAGTACCACCCAATTGGCTCCCTGGATTAATATTATCTTTAGTAATTAAGACCATACCAACATAACTAAACGCATTTAAGTAATCGGTGTTTAAAGTAACATTTCCTTTGCTATCTGGCTTGTTGCCGTTAACACTAAAAACAAATTTTTTGCTGATATTTCCGTGTTCATCAGGTTTTTCGCCATTAAGAGTCAACAAAAACGTTTTCTTAATTGCAGCTACCAGGTCATTATAGTCACTATCTAAAGCATTCTGTCCCTGCTCGACCAAAACTTGAGCCAAAGCAGCAGACATAATACTTACTTGTTTATACAGCTTATTGTGCAGATTGGCAGCCGCCAATCCAGGCACAACACCATTGATACGCTGCTGGTCTACAGAATACTCATTATCAGCCATTAAATTAATATCTTTTGCACTTTCTGCAAAAACTTTAAAATTACTATTGGCCATTATCATTCTCCTTTATTTCTGTTACAGCCCAATGTGAGCCATAACCACTGTATCTCATCGTATTGTAGTCATAAGCAAAAAGTGGTAATCCTTCTGTGCTAACAAAAGTTAAGATATTAATTCTCACACCTTCTGGTTTTGGGATAATATATGCATGAACAATTAATTCTTCCTCAAGCTTCGTGTACTCTCCCTGTAAAACTACATCATAAGACATATCTTGTTTGTCTTCTATGTATATTTTCTTGTCTGCTCCCATGACGGCACTCCAAAGTTCATACAGTTCACTAATAGTCCCCTTCCAGGAATTTTGGATAATCTTGGCCTTTATCATCAAACGATAAACATCGTCATCAAGTAAATTACCACTAGTCATATCCGACGGTGCAAATCCAGATAAAAACTGTGTTTCTGGCACTTTGTCTGGACTTGGTGTATAAATAAGCGGATACTCTTCACCGCTAGAAAGCTCTGGTGGACTGGGACATATAATTTCGCCGACAGCCGCTGCAGATGGCTCAAACGATAATTGACGACTAACTCCTACGATTGTCCCCAGAATATCTAGTTGTGCAGTAGTTGCCGTATCAACCTCAAATGCTACTAACATGCTATCAACAGCACCGTCAGTTTCCAGCCCATAATATATGAGCTTTTCGACCATAGCACAAAACTTCTCGCTGTGCCGATACTCGCTAGTAATTAATCTCTTATAATAATTTGCGTCTAGCCTCATTCTAGCGTTACCTCAATATTGGCATAATTAGGTCGCGGAATATCTTTATAACCGATATCAATATCACTCACCCCAATGCTTTCTTTGCGCAAACCAATTTTTAGCTCTTTGATACCAAATACTGGCTTTGTTAACGATGGATTGCAGCTAGTGATTATGTTTGACAGTACAGATGCTGATACATTGCTTCCTATTGTAAGCTCGCTTAAATATTTGTAAATTTCTTCTCTAGCCCTGGAAGCCATGCTAGATACATAGCCGGTATATTTTTTTAATATACATTTCACAAAAATATCTTTATAAACAGGTCTATAAAATCTAATGTGATTAATATAATCATTATCATCTACATAATTAACAACAACATCGCCATTAGTATAACAGCCTATTCCCTTGTGCAAGTAAATGGCACGAGCCACATCCTCGTTTGTACCGCCTTCCACTACGCATGTAATACTATGAGGTGGCAGCCCATAGGGATTGTCAGATGTGACGTTGCTAGAATTAGTGTCGTTTTCATAGACAGCATAACGAGATACGTCTTTAAGTGCCGCAATAGCTCCCTTGGTTCCATCAAGCATCGTCTGCGATGGATTTGCAGTACTTATTGTTTGTCGTAACCTAAGTTGTGCATCGGTTTCTGCTTCATTGCCTAATACAGCAGCCACTTTATTGGTAACGGATACCCATCCGTAAGTGGGAGTGTTAATTTGATTAATATCGCCAACTAACGCTGATACTGCTCCCGTTTTTCGGCAAGTTACGACAGTATCGGTCGTACCTTGTGCCCCGATAACAACAACTGCAGGCAGGTCCCATATTAATCCAGCTCGGTCACGTACCGCTCCGGCAGAAATTTGAGTAAATGGCGTTCCAGTAATAGTAACTCTGCAAGTACTGCGACCAGCACCTTTCCTTTTAATGCCGTTAAGTTTAACCACAGAATCGAGGCTTGTTCCGATTGCTGTTTCGGGAGAACGAGCATTATAAGCATAGGCTAATGTCTGTAAAGTATCGCTTTGCTTTAGCGCAAAAATAGACAGTAGTTGATAATCAGCACTATCATTCTCAAGGTAGATATCATCACCATAAATCTGCTTCATAGAAGCAATCATGTCATTTAAAATATCTTGATATGATGGTATGTGAAGCCCTTTACTATCTACATATGGTTTAAAATATGCCATTAAAACACCTCCTTGCTGCTTAAATAGATAGTTCCAAATATAGTTTCAACCGTCGCGGAAAATTTATAATTTCTGCGCTCATATGTAGACGAGAACTCCGTGACTGCCAATACACCACTTGTACCGCTTATCCTATCTCTGATAATAAGGTCTACAGCTTGTCTGTTCTTGACACTGCCGCTACTCCCTAATATCTTGTCCCACAACGGTAACCCATCCTCGAGGTCTTCCCACCATTCGTGGTAGAGTAATAACAATCTAGATTTGACCGCCTGAGCCACAGCATCAGCACCAGTAATATAATTCTGTGCACCACGACCAAAACAATAATCCCAATTGTCGTCTAAGCGTCTATTTTTCATTTTCAGCCCCCAATAAATACGTTGTCGCTTCCTTGAGCCGTACTTCCGCCACAACTCACAGCATCGCCTACACGAGCAGCGGGCCTGCTATTAATAAATACAGTACTGCTTCCAGCCGAAATAGTACCACTATGATTCGGGTGGTCAACGCATCCATGGGAAGCATAGCTGTCTCCAACACGCCCAGCGCCTTTACCATTTATAAATACATTTGTGCTTGCTGTAACCAGAGGAACAGGAGTACATGCATCATGTCCTGTATTTAAATCTCCTAGCCTCGTAGCTTTACTCATTGATTCTGACCTCCCCGCCATAGATATTTATATGCGTTCCTACAATATTTATCGTGTCTCCTTTTATTTCTAAATATGCACTACCAGCATCATTTCTTAACTGAGCACTATTAATACTGTAGTTATTTAATACACGTGGCTGAGACCATAATCCTACAATCGCAAAACCATCAGACAAGTCATGGCGCCGACATTCTACTTGGTTCTGTATTCCTCCAGACTGCCACCAACCATCCATGCACATATCGCCAAACACTACCAAGCATTCATCACCAGGCTTGATAGGCAGCGTCAAAGCATAGCCACCAGCCCGCGGAAATATTACTGGGACGTCGACAAGAAGAGGAATATCTACCCATTTCTCATCACCATTTATGCACATCTTTTCTCTGATGGCTGGCTGAACAACAACGGTTTGTGCAGCGGAATCAAAGCTTTGAATGATTCCCGGAATTGCAACTCTCAACTTTATAGAATTGCTTCTAGCATTAAGATAGTTCTGTCTTTCGGTATTTGGATTGCGTTCATTTAAATTTATCATTTATCACACCCCGTTCGGATTCTGAGCAGCATTAGACATCAAGGCCGCCAGAGCACCAGTTCCGTAACGACTAACTGCACTGCATTCTGTGTACCATTCATTTCCACGAGTATCACCTGTATGAGTAACTTCTGTGACTTGATATATCCATTCTGGGTCCATAGCCGTTTGTTTGCTCCCTAGTTTTACGTCACTAGCTTCAATCATTTCACTATCTTTAATTTTTACAAGCGACTTCATGCCTACAGCAGGATTTAACAATAAACGAAAACTAGCTCCGTATTGTGTTTGCGTCGGAACTCCTATTAACCCAGTAGTAGGAGTTACCACAATAGCTTCATCTTCAGCTTCATCTGTAAGTTTTGTTATGTTTAAAGTTCCGTCCTCCACCCAATAGCTTGCGGCGTTTCCACGAGCTACATCGGCGAGATAATCCACAGGTTGTCCAAATAATACCTTCCCTCGTGGCAATTTCTGCCCTGATAGACCTTGAGTTATATTATTTGTCGGAATCTTTGTTTTAGACTTCTCGCAAACCGCGTCAACTATTTGCCGTTGATTTAAACCTTTGTTTAAGGTTTTAGCGATAAAGTTCTGACGCAGAATAGTTTGTCCGTCAACACAGAGTAAAGTCAATACATAATCAGTATTGTTTTCTTTTCGCCTGCTCGGATAAATAATTTGGCCATCAAATATTTTCCCATACTGTTTCTCTTGTGCTGTTTTTCCGTCTTGTTCTGTTTTGTATCCTATTGAGCCGTCGTCGTCGCTTGTAGTTAAATAACCTTCATAGCCAGCTTCTATTACAACGCGGTCACCATCTTTTATAATGCTTTGCTCCGTTTCAGCCGTTAAATTAAAGATTTCAATCGTGGCAAAATTTGCCACTTCTCTAGCTTTCTTGACGGTGAATTTAACTCGCAGGTCAGATACGTTTAAAGCTTCTTTATCATTAGCATCGACGACTAAAACGCGCCATTTGCGCATATAAAGATAGTTACTCATCGCTATCACCCCAAACTAAAACCCATGTACCCCCTAATGTATAGTTGTCAGGCTGCTGAAGGTCAGTCGGCTCTGTTGCCATAATATAAGCACTTCCGATATTTAAATATTCATATTGCCCTAAAAGGTTAATTCCCGGAACTAGTGGCATCCCTGAAATTAACTCTGTGCTTGTTTCATTGTCGATAACATCAGCCGTCCAAAGATTATAAAGGTCCCAATAACGTAATCGCAGAAGAATATTAATGTTTCTTGTGCCTCCATCCAACGTTAATTTAAATGCGACTTGACTAAATGGTACTGTAGTCAAAGGAATTTCATGCATCACGGCCGCCCCCAATCAACATACATACCAGTAGAATCTTCCGCTCTCCGCAATATAGTTCTGTTATCTTTCGGTTGCACATTGGTTGGCGATTTCTGACCATCAGTCGTCCAATCGCGCGCTGAAACCTTCTCACTGCCTACATTAACAACCAGAATTTGAGACAAGCTAATAGTAGCCTTTAACGCACAGGCAGTACTCACATCATCGGATACATCAATACTTTCAATCAACATATTGTTGTAACTGTTCAATCTGGTGACCACCTGCATTGGCATTCGCAGCTCTTGTAATTTACACAATAGTCTGTAGGCTTGGACAGATTTAGTTCCACCGTCTCCACCATAATCACTCCCATTGCGATAAGCCATACAGTCTGAAACACCCACCTGCATAGTTATTCTCACTGGATTAACAAAAGCGTGGTCTGTAATTTGCGCACCTGTCTGTACTGGATGCTGTGTAATTGTCAATCCATGCTCCGTATCAACAGAAAACACAGCGTCGAAGAAAAATCCTCCGATGTTTGTTTGCACCATTACTAGTTGTTCAAGTCCTATACCGCTGCCCCAAATACTGGGAGAATAGCCATCATTTGTCTTGAACGTCTTTCCTCCCGGCAATAGCTTAGATACCAAATTAGCAGCACCCCAAATACCATTTAAAGTATTAACTGAGCCCGTGCCCAACACAGAACCTGCTGCTACAGATAAATCGTGTTGTAGCATTCCTGGCAATGGTTTATTTATAACATCCATCATACAAACACACCCCCATTGTTCGCCGCCAAACGCTGAGAGCAGTTACTTAAAGTGTTTCCCACAGCATCCGCAACTCCTTTAGGGTCTGTAACGTTACCGCAATTAATGGTAATCCCACCAACATTGACGACACCACCATTATATGTGCTGCTCATTGCCGTTGTACCGATTAACCCATTAGAAAATCCTGAAGCATAAGAATTCTTGCGGAAAAAGCCATACTTGGTAAGGTCTATACTAAAAGGATTATCATCTGGCTTAGACACAGCCTCGTTCATGTCATTATAGACCTTGCGGGCATTGGCTTGACGTTGTTCATAGTTCGCTGAAGAAGCTTCCGGTATTTCGTAAGCTTCTGCTGCTATTTGTGCAGCCTGCTCAGGGCTTTTTGCATTCTGGATTCGTGACATCACATGGCCGAATGAACCGTTTAACTCATGTAATATAAAGGCAATCTGTGTATCTAAATCAGTCCATTCAGTACCTCGCATCGCCGCGAATTTTTTTAAATTTTCCCAGCGTTCATTATGCCATTGTGCAATTCCGCCTGACGTTCCACCATCTCCAATGCTCGTCGATTCCATTGACGACTCCTGCATTAGATTCCCAACAATACCAGCTGCCGCTGCAGGGCTAAGGCCACCAGCAATCAGCTTTTTATAAACGTACTGGCCCTTCTCATTACTGCTACCAAATGGCAAGATGTTCTGAATTTCTTCTTTCGCTCCAGACCAATCGCGCTTCATCGCCTTACCGATTGCAGACATCAAATGTCCAACAGCAGAGCCTAACCTCATCACCCTAGTAACAACACCTTCTACTGCATCGCCAAAGAATTTCCAGAATTTAGTAATAACTGGATACTTCTTGCCAAAAATATCATTCACTATAGTGGCTAATCCGTCTGCTATGTCACTAACACCTTTTGCAATAACTTTTGTCGTTGTCTTTAATTGTTCTTGGCGTTCATCATTAAATACTTTTTCAAAAAGCTCTGTTAGCTTCTCTAAGATAAAAGCAATCCCAGCTTTTAAAGATTCGACCAATTTTTTAAGCGGATTGTTTTCGTCTGTTAGCCATTTCCACAGAGGAGCTAACGTCCGAGACGATTGCCTTCCTTCCAAATAGCCAAAGAAGTCTTCTAACATCAAAAGCGCTGTGCCGACAGCAGCTATTATAAGCCCGAAAGGTCCAGACATAATAGCTGCTCCCGCCAATGCAAACACAGTAACTAATTGTTTTGTTTTGGCTGGTAACGAATCAATAAAATTATAAACACCTTCAATAAGCCATTTTACTGTTTTTACCAAAGATACTGCTGCCCGAACTATTCCCGATAACACTAGAGCAACTTTTCTCGCTAGCATAGGCAAATTTTGCCCGAACTTATCATTAAGCCAACGGACAAAATCTTGGAAATCTTTTATATAAGGTTGCAGGTCCTTTATTAAATAATAGACAATCCATTCCTTGAGCATTTTAAATTTCAGCTGCAGTGATTGGACATCATAGCCTATATCTCTAATCCAACGCAGTTGAGCGTCAGCATCGCTCGGAGTAGCCAGCTCGTTCATTTCTTTGCGCAACCTAAAGAACTGCTCGCGCAGTTCCGGCACCCAAGCGACATCTTCTTGACTGGCTTTCATGGTCTTCAAGACAACACTCATAGATTTAGCAGTTTCTTTGGTTGTCCACATAGTTTGTGCAAGCTTCTGATATTCGATATCCGCCGAAGCTACAGCTTTGATATTGTCAACGACAGCTTCTGTTACCTTAGCGATTCCGGCGACAATACCTGCATACTTAAGGACAGCACCGAGCTTAGTTAACGTTCCACTCAGCTGGTTAACAGCCGCCGAAGCACCATTAAATGTTTCTCGGTCTATTTCAGCACCGATTTTAACCAAATATTCCTCTAGAATATTGCTCATGCTTTACTCCTCTCTGCAGCGGTCTGTGCGCGTCGCGTATTTTCTGCCTTTACTGCCAAAAGCTCATGGGCGTCTAAAAGGTCATCAAAATCATATGTTCCATCAAACACCTCGTGCTGTCGCCAAAGGCCTGCCGCAACAGGCGCATATGCAAAAGCATCAATGGTTGGATAACTCATAACTTCATAACCTAGGTTTAGATTTGTGCCGGCACCTTCAATCCGGCTTCTCCAAAAAAACTGCCCACGTTAAATATCAGAGCCTGTACAGTAAGATTAATGACACCAGCAGCATCATAGCCCAGAGTCTCGTCGACAAAATCACCAGAAGCATTCAATACTGGTTCAGGCAACTGTTGACCATTCGGAGCGGCAACCAAACGACATACAGTCTTCAGCAGCAGTGTTTGTAGTTCGTCAAAGTCTTTTCTCGGCATACCTGTAAGAGCTGCCGCAATAGCACCGCCGTCGCCACTAGCGACCGGCATAAGCACACCAGCAACTTTAAATGCTACATAGGAGCCTGTTCGTGCGTCCATCTTTGTTAATTGGTAATGTTTATTGCCCACTTCAATAATTTTTGTTTTTTCGCTCAACATTTAGTAACCTCCTTAGATTGGTAGATTAGTGATTTCTGCACACAATAAGGTCCAAGTAACTCTTTGACCTTGAGCTTGATACGGAGTATCAGGCTCTTTCTGAGGAGAAATACCAGAACAAATATGACGTGTGCCAGTAGCAGTATTCCGCAGCATAATACTGGTGCTGGCCCATTCGGAAGTCGGCAACTGCCACAATGCATTAAACCAAGCTAAGAGCCATTTATGAATACTACTAGTTTGTTGAACTTCAATAGAAATGGCACCATTATTACCAGCGATTTTAGACACCATAACAGAACCATCAGCAGCAATATCATGCGTTGTTCTGTCAGTAGATTTTGTCACAGTAACAGAACCAACACCAGTACCATCAAAGATATAGGAGCCAAAAGTCGGATGAGAAATGCTTCCGGCTAAATCGGTAAAAGAATAAGTTGTTTGTTCCATGATTTCACCTCTTAACGATTAACATTAACCTTAATAGTTACAAATTCAATTGCACCAGCGAGCTTAACGCATACATAGATGGGTGGAGCTTTGCGCTTATCTCTGTCAGCAGGAGACTGTTCGTTTACTGCTTCGCTTTGCACTAAATACCCATCCGGAAGATAATCGCCTCGTTTTAATTCCAAGCATTCTTCCCCTCCCCATTGACCAGGAGCAATAAATCCTAATGTAACATATTTTTTACAAGCTCTATTAATAACATTAATAATGTCGGTTACACCGCCCTCAGTCTGCGGAATCTTTCTGGACTGATACAACAGGTCCATTACATTTAATGTAATATCATTCTTAAGCATATCAAGATATAAAATCTCATCAAAGGAAGAACCATCAGCACAATAGCCTTGTTGTAAGATATCATACTCTTCACCACGAGTGATATAGACATTACCATTATGACCAGCAGATTCAGAGCTGCCAGTCACATGATTTACCTGAGATTCAGATAAATCATCAGTTGTAACACCAGGCAGGCTTTTATAAGCCAACGTAAACGCATCACCGGCAACACCTCGATTAGCACCCATAGCATAACCCATAGTGGCAGCTACAGCATCTGGAGTATCTTCGTGCCCACAATACTGGCCAAAGCTGCGACGATAATGTTTATCACTAAGAGCTTTGAATATACTTTTTTCGTCCCCGCTAGAATCAAGAACGCTCTTATCCTTGGTTGTGTACATATACATAACGTCAGGAGCTGCAGTTTCGGCCCAAGCCGCACAGCTCTTTATATCGACATCCTGTGCTCCGCAGACAGTAAAGGCCCACCACTCACTGTTGGCAGCGCGACATGCATTCAGTGTATCAGTAATACTGGCATCCCCGGAATCTTTCAGTCCAACAGCCAATTTTCGAGGACTCGTCGTTGCCGCAAAATAAAGTTGTGCTGCTTTGTACTCTGGCTTGCCTTCTGTAAAGCCATCTGACAGCATTTGAGATAAATTTGTATAAACACGAACACGCTCTGTCTTTGGAATTACTGTACTATTACCAATAATCAAGCCAAGACTAAAACCTCTTCTCGCTGCTGCTTTAAGGCTTAAATTGATGTTGACATCAACAATCGGTTTAAGGTCTAATTTAGACATATTTTTCTCCTTCCTAAACAACGAAAAAGCACCGCAAACGCGATGCTTTTTATTATTGCATTTACTTATTCTAAATCGTAGGTAACAATTTCTGCTAAGCTCAATTTTTCAAGTGGCAACCCACAATCGGAATAACCAGTACGTATAATATTTAAGTATTCATCTCCTGGTGCTACAATCGAAAAACCTTTGTTCATTACATAAATCATAACCAAAAATGACTTACCATTTACTTCAACCATTTTATATATTTTTTGGTATAAGTGAGGAAACCCTTCATATTTATCCAAGTTAGCCTCATCGGTTTCGCTAATTTCCCATACGCAACCAGAAACACTAAGTCCATCGAACTCTTCGATATTGGCGACACCGTTTCCGCGGAAGTTCCCGCGGAAAACCATTAAATAATTAGGCAGCTCTGCAGTTCCGATGTAGCGGGAATCCGGGCATCTGAGCTTCATTTGTTCATGGTTTAAATTAGAGCCGTAAGCAAAATAATAAATTTTGTTGTTTTTCATTGCTATACCTCCTTTATTTCGCATCCCATTAATCACTCTTGTGGCAAGAAAAGTCAAGTTATTCTTGCCACAAACTTATGATTTTATTTAGGCTACGTTGCCAAAGCGCCATGCGGCGCAACCAGCAAGGTGTTCTATAAGATGCTTTCTGCAATTCTTGAATTCGTCACCTATGAATCCGATTCTGTTCAGCCAAGTCCGCATTGCGAATTTAGGATTTTCGCGTTGCTGTAAGCTCGCTGTTGCTCTTATGCTTTTAGAAGTCAGGGCCTGATAGTTCATTGCTAAGGCTAATACAACATAAGCTCTTACCTTTCCGGCATGCAGTTCGCTGTTAAAGCATCTTAGCTCTACTGTCCCGACTCCGTGAAAGAAGCTGTGTAGGTTAAGAATATGATAGCGGCTAGCATTATAGTGATATGTGCGTCTCATATAACCTTCATACCAAATATCTTCGAGCTCAGCCAATGTTTTTGGCTTTCTGGTTTTAATTCTTTTTACGAGCTTAGAATCTATTTTTTGGCAATAATCGCGGCGGTCACTATCTACTTGCAGTGCATCATATAATAGGTCGCCCCTAGAAGCTATTAAGTTTATAAAGTTCTTAAGGCTATGTACGTCGTGTCCTGCGCCATCTAAGTGTACGTGAATCCCGCATGAAGTATTGGCAAAGCCACCTGCTTGACGCAAGGCTCTTACTATATTCTGCAACGTTTCCATGTCCTTGTCATAATTGAGAATCGGGCTTACTAATTCGCAGCTGTAGTCATCAAAGGCACCAACTATACTCGTTCTGGTCTTGCGTTCTGTTATAAGGCTGCCATCCCTCATAATTTGCCATTTACGTTGTTGGATATCTTCTACGCAATATTTATCATAAGAGCCACCAACATGTATCTTGTTGCTAAGCGGCAGGCAGTTTTTTAATACATCAGCAGCCATATTGCGAGTAATACCAGTAAATTCAATTTCAATACCAAAGTTAGTGTTTAAAAAGTCTCTTGTCATTTTTTATTCCCCCGTGTGTTTTTGTTAACACATTAATCACTCTTAACGGGAGAAAAAGCAAGTCTTTTTTAACGCTTTTTGATATTTAAATTATCATTTATAGGTTTTAAAGTAACATCTACTTCTTTGATGGCATTAATATCTGTGTCAAACACAATCAATGAATTAAACCTCATGGTCAAATCACTTCTACCCCACCAACGAGTCTGGAATAACTCGGGTACAAATCTCAACGTGCTCGGTTCAGGAATAATAAAAAATTTTTGTTTCTGCAAGGAATATCGTCCTTGCAGAAATCTATGCCTAATATACGACAACAAAGAATGAGACCTCGGCCCGTAAGCTGTCAGTGTAAGCTTTATTACTCTAGTCATGGTCTGCTGCAGAAGCAAATCTTCTTCTTTGTCTTCCCATCGGCTGTCCATGTACCGGGTAATGTCTTCACCATTATCTTCAGTTACTTGGATAAATATAACGTCTTCGGAAATAGTCCAGTCAGGCGAGCCGTTCTGTGGCCAACTAATACGCACTTGGACTGACGGGTCGTTCAAAACATCAGTTAATTCTTGCCAGAATATTTTTTGTAATTCATACAAGCTCTCAACCAATACCATCACCTTCTAATCGTGTGCATATGCTCCTAAAGAAGCCATAATCTATATCAGGAGACACTGTCATTACTTTATATTTAGCTTCGCGCCAAATAATCACATCACCTGTGCCGTTTGGATTTGTTTGTTGCAATGGTATTTTCGTAAGCACTTTTATTCCACCTGTTATTCGGTCGCCTTCTGGCAGTTGCTGCAAATCTTTTGGTGCAGCCACCGTCACTATTCCCAGAGTTGACAGCTGCTTCGTTTTCTCGGACACAAATTCACCTTGTCGCCAAGCACCGCGATATCTATGCACAACTATTGATTGTGCACCCAAACGTGGGCTTAATATAACTCTGCTTACGTTTACCATTATGTTTCCCTCACTACATATATAATTGACTTTCGCAGCGTACCTGTATCAATCAATGGTCTGCTACTACCTTTCTTTATTATTGTCGCACGGGAATTCTTTGCCCAGCCGTTGGCTGGATTAACAAACCATTCTCGTGCCGCGTTTTGACCAGCTAAACCAGTCCTGATAAGTGCTGTGTTGAGGGCTTGTTGATTGCCTTCTGCAGCAGCACTTACTGCAGCAGAATACTGCGTCATTACTTTATCTTTATAATGCTCCAAGGCAGGTTCTATTACAGGTCGAGCAGGAATATTCCGCATCGGAGAGCCATGAGTATGGATATAAAGCAATTCAGCATTATTTATTTCACCTCGGGAGCGGCTTTTTGTTTTCTGCGGAATGCCTACATATACAGCAACCCTAGTCAATGTATTTAAACGCGACATGAGGCCTTTCAACCCGCCATTAGGGCTTCGTTTTTGCACTACCATACATATATGCCTCCTTTGCCGACAAGTTTGGCTATTGTGGCAAACTGGACGCCATATGTAGTTAACTTATATGCAGCCCAGCCATTTAAATCGTTATTAAGTAACGATAAATCCATACTGTATGACACGCCATCTGCACTTTCGCTAGTCACAATTCCAGCAGGTTTGCAGGATTGCAGAACATCATCGGTTGAGCTTCCTTCTTTACTGATGTTTTGCAGCCACAAAGCACAAAAGTGTGCAACGAACAAGCCGATTGCTAATTTCCACATTTTCCCATAACGGTCTTGACTGACACAAGCATTTGCCAATTCTAAAAAACCGCCGAGAACAATATCAGGCACTAAATTTGAAAACTGCGGATAATAAGCAAGAAATTCACTTTTTGAATACTGAACATCATTATCTCGTTTTATATTGCTGGCCTGAGCAACTAAGCCGGTAAACATGGCTGTCACCTTTATTCAGCAGATGCTTGATTGTTGCTGGTTTCAGGTTCGGCTGCTTTTGCTTTAGCTTTTGACACTTTTCTGCCTTTGGAAGAAATCTCTAAAATATTACCGCCTTCAACAGCCAATTCAAATAATTCTGTTTCTGCTACCCAATCAGGAACAGTTTCGATGGCATCTCCACCAGCAGTTTCAAATTTATCGTTACCATTTCTGAAGCAATAACGTTTTTTTGTTAAGATAATCATTGCAATCCTCCTAAAAAAAGAAAGCCGAGGAATCACCTCGGCTCGGTTATGAAATTTTAAATGCCGTCGTAATAACGGACAGGTTGATAGTAGTTGAATTTGACTTGACCGATTTGTGCAGCATATAAGGTCAAATATGCAGCACGCTCAACAGAAGGTTGAGTCATTGCACGGGTAATCGGCACAGTAATATCAAAGTTTACCATATCTTCATCATTTACGTAGACCATCATGCGGTCTTTCTGGCCTTCACCTGCTTTTACGCACCAACGGCAAGGCTCAATGCTGATTTCAACACCTTGATTTTTAGCAATATTATTTTCCATTAAGTATTCCATAATAGACACATTGCCTGCTTCAGATACTTTATGCAGAGTAATATAAGCATATGCAGCAGGAGTGATAAGAATATGGTTAGGCATACCTTTGAGGTCATATTCTGCAGCAGTCCATGCTTCGACGAGCGCTTGGTTAACGTCTTGCAGGATTTCGTCCGCGGTTTTAGATTTCCAGTCTGCTTTGCCGCCCTTACCATTAGGGACAGTAGATATGACAGCATTCTTATCATTCAGCAAACCAGTCACACCAAGGTCAGTAAAACCAGTATAAACGTTCTCATCAAGTGTTTTATTGTAGTTGAGGCGGATGCCTTTGTCTAATAAATCTTCTAGGTTTCGACCAATCTGTTTAAGCTTGGCTTGGTCTACAAAGGGCACCTGCATAGCATGCATCCAAGTAAATACCTTGAAGAGGTTTTTATTGGTGTTAACCTGCATTACAGGGACAGAAGTGGTGCCGCTTGCTACAATAGATTTTTGGTTAGGGCCAGAGGTGCCATAATCCATATCAAAAGTGGATGTGAATTCTACCCAGCCACCGCCTGTTTTGGCTACAATATCACGTTGCCAAGTAACAGAAGTCAGCGGTTCGCGTACCTTAGAGTCACATTTCTCCAGCTCGCCTTCCAAGTAAGCCATGCCAGAAGCAGTTGCAGCATCCCAGGCAGAGCCACGATACACTTGTCGGCCGCCTTGACGCATTGCATAAGCACCAGCTTGGCGAAGATTAGAATCTACTCCAAAAAAAGAAACATTTGCCATTATTAGTTAACCTCCTCGTTACGGATTTACGCGAGTAAGAATTGTTACTTCGCACACGCGGTTTGCATCCAGATAACCATTAGTCCATCGCATATTGGGTACTTCGATTGTGTTAGTAGTATCAGCCTGTGCTTCAAAGCCGCCAACAACGCCATTAGCCACACTCCCGTTTTTCTTAACGCGAACATAAACTTTGCCGCCAGCCTTCGGGGTGCCTACGTTGCAGATTACAGTAGCTGCGCCACGTTCCAACACGCTCATCATTTCACCGCCATTATATTGACTGGTATTTTGGTCGTTATAAGATACAGCCTGCTTTACGATACGCAGTGCAATGCCTGCCAACTTATCTGCAGTAGTGCCTTCTGCAACTGGAGAATAAGTGTTATCGTCGTTCAATACAACTGCTGCACCAAACGGAACGGCTGCGTTGCCTTTGAGCTTGCGAGAAGCAACAATATCGTCCGGAGTACGAGCATAGTTGCCTGCATAGCCCAGATTCATGGAAATGCCAATAGATTTACCTGCCATATTATTTGTCCTCCTTAGTATAATGCGGATTATATTTATCACGAATATAACGACCGTAATCTCTATCACTCAAAGATTTATCGTTTGCCCTGTGAGCGCGTTGAGCGCGTTGCAGTGCGCCGTATTGACTGTCTGCGACAACTTGTTCGCGGATTAATGCTGCAAGGCTGTCTGCGGCTCTCTTGCGCTGATTCGGCGGTAATGCTGCAACAACAGGTTTAAGATTGCGGATTGCTCTCATAGCTGCGTCACGAGAAGCCGCATTGATTTGCGGTTGCTCATTCTCCTCCAGTTCTTCCGGCTCTTCGTCCTCGCCCATTTTTTCGTTAATAACTTCAGGGTCCTCGGTTACGTCGTCCTCGTCGCCAATTTTTTGATTAACCAGTTCTTCTAAAGAATCTAATGCATCGTCTTCATCTTCAGGAGCGGGAACGTTTTGTTGTTTTGTGTTAGCCAAGTCTGCCAAAGCGTCCTCGATACGAGTCAAACGTGCATCAAGGTCAGCATCAACAGTCGGTTTCGGCTCACAGTTTTGGACAGGTGCAGCTGTCGGAGCAGGAGTGGGTTGCGGCACAGGTTTAGGTGCGTCGGTTGCCACAGCCTTGGAAGCCTCCAGCAAATCGTCAGGGGTGGTGTCGGCATCCTTAGCAAAGGCAGCCAACATACGTGCAAAGATGTTTTTACTCATTTTTTTACTCCTTCCGGCTGAATCGCGAATAGCTACTTTATGACCAGCTCTACCCTTATCGACAACAGCAATATGGTTACCACGAATGTCGCGTTGCTCAAACGTGCTGTCGTCAATTTGGCACCATAAGCAGTCATATCCACAGCTGATTTCACGCTTGCCATTTTTAATTTTATCAATCAGCTCCGCATCATATATTATGAGGTCGCCGACTAAGCAGTTTTTTAAATCTCCCTCGCCTCTATGTACGTCACGGCAAACGCCTTTCATGTAGCGGGAATAGTTGTCGGGAGTGACGTCCGTATCCGGATGCTCGTCGCAGACAGGCTTGCCTTCAAAAGAAGCAATCGCCGCCTTGTCAAACACCTCGGATTCAGAGCGGATTACGTTATACACTTTATTGGGCTCGTCGGCACCAAACTCACACCCACGATACTGTTGTGTTCCTGTACGTGCTACTGGCACGTTCTTGCACACCAAATATCCCTCAGGCGTGGTAATCATATTGGTGCTGATGCGTGAGCCAAAATAGGCCTTAGCCATACAAAGCACCTCCGTTGATACGTTTAAACTCGGCTAATGTCATGCGTTTGACGTGGCCTTGGTAATATACTTTGTGGGGCCACGATACGTCGCTAAACTCCAAAAGCGGCTGCGGATAGCAGCGGCAGTTGAACGTCTCACCCGCGTGATAATTGCCATACGGCTTCTGTTCCTTCCTGGGGTCTAAAGTCTCGGGGTTTGGCGGTTCGTCCCACGGAACGATTACGCCGTCCATGAAGCGGTGTGAAGAACGAACACGCTCATCCTCGCTATTGCGCCATACATACCATTCAACCTTGGCTTTCTCACAGCGGTCACGGGTAAGGGCCGTGCTGGCCTTGCTAACCTCCGTGCGGGCGATTAGCTTTGCGTGTTTGGCGCTCATACTCGGCCACTCGCTCAACACTTCCTGCATCAAGTCCTCTGGACGCCGTCCTACCTCGTAGCCTTTGGCCATACGTACAGTCAAGCGTTCCGCGATATTTTCGGGGACAGTGGTTATATATTGAGCGTTGGCCTTTACGATATCGTGGTACAGCGTAGTGTTAGACAGCTCTTTGTGCAGCGCCTGGAATATTGCCCTGCCACGGCTGCCCTTCATCGCTGCAATACGCCACGTTTGTTGGTTGGCTACGGCTAAGTGTGTCATCATAGACTTGACCACGCCGTATGCCGCCCGTTTAAAGGTGGGGCTACGAGCGAAGCGCCTAATAATATCAAGCGCAGCTTCTACTGTGTGAGCCTTTCTAAGCTCGCCCAGGAGCGGAAATAATAAACGGCCAATAGCGCGCCTGTAGCGGTGCTCTATTGACCGTGGTGTTTGAAATATGTTTTTGTTCATTTTAGACTAATTTATCGAGCTCGTTGTATTCTTTCTGCAAGCGAGTAATATCTTGATAAATACACTTTGCTCTAAATTGATTTTTAGTAGTTTTGATTTCTTTGTTTAATTTATCTAGCTCTGTTTTACGCTTAGATAAAATCTCTCGTGCAGTATGCGGATTGTCGGAAATAGCTTCCTTGTCTTTGTCAAATTTAGTCTTAGGCTTTCGTCGCGGCGCTTCTGCTTTTTTTCATTTTATCAAGTTTCAAATATCCCTCGGATAATACATTTCTTATCTTGTTGATTTCTTCGGTTTCGCTCGCTGCCATGTTTCTATAAAGCTGACGACCTGTTTTCTTGAATTCCTCGTTAAAGTACGCTCGGCGCTCCTCGGCTTCTTTAATTCTAGCTTCGGCTTTGTTTAGCTTTTGCTCAAACTCCTCGGGAGAGTCTACGTCATCATCCCATTTACGCTTCGCGGGCTTACTTGGTTTGGTTTCCGCTTTAGGTGCTGCATTTGGGGCCCCACCGCCGCTGCCAAACTTGCCATCTGGACGCCGCGGGTGCTTGCTTTCGTCCCAATCATCAAAAGCCATATGGCCCTCGTTATCACGTGAGAAGGCGCGGATACGCTTTAAGTTTTCTTCGGTTCTATTCATTGTTGTTTCCCCTTTCGTATTTAGTGGTCACACAATAGCTCTTGTTGGCTTTGAAGTCAACTTGTTTCTGAAAAATAAAAAACCACCTCGTTAGAGATGGTTTGATTCATTCTTTAAATTGAATAATGTTAACCCACGCCGCGGCCAAACGACCACGTTCGCTAATAGGGTCGCTTTTGTACGCTTCATCAAGTTCTATTTCTTCGCATTTTGCAAGCAATACTTGTTTTTCTTCCGGCCCCATAGCACACGCTTCTTTAAATGATAGATTGAATTCGTCAACTAAAAATTGTTTAAGTCGCTCCTCCATTTTTTGCAAGCCACCTTTCTAATTGTTCCTCCAAACCTTGCTGCATACCATCGGTTTCCTTGGTAAAAATAGTTTTCATAACACCATCTTCAGTCAAACTAACTTTTACATCTGCATATTCATAAATGTACCCGCCGTGCTTAATGTCCGGATACTTTTCTCCCTTAGATAGTACTTCTTTAACCGCATCCGTGCTTATCCTTCGGTCATAAAATTGGTCACACGTATGGTCACTAACAGCTTTGATTTTTCCCAACCCCTTTACCATATAGCCCACTAATTCTTTTCGGTAGTAAGCTTTTTTAACTGGTGGCGCTGGAGGAGGATTATTTTTTGCGTACATTTTAGCATTAGCCGTACTATTATTCAAGTCTTTCGTTTTTTGCTTTTCTATTACTCGTTCCAGCACCCTTTTTTGCAAACTGTCCTGCGTTTTTCGGTTGCCCTCTAGGGTGGTCGCTCTCTTCCCAATCCCAAACGTCTATTACGCTCACACGGGCCGCGTCTGCCGTTTGTTGTTGTGGTGCGGTAGTTTCTACCTGTTCGCCCTCTTCGGGGCCTTGTGGGACGTCTGTGGGCTCGATGCCGCCCATGCCTGGGAAGCCACCCATATCCATTTCGCCTTGGTCGATTTCGTCGGAGGCCTTCTCTATATCCTCGTCGGTGATGTTCGTCCAAACGTTGGTGCGCTCGCTTTGCTGTTTGAGCTCCTTAAGGCCAGTGCGTGGTGATACAAGGCCTGCCCCCACGGCACTTACTACGATGTCCGTTCCCGTTTTTGCAAGGTCGGCACGCTGTTCGTCGCTCGGCTCGGCCACGGGGTCAAACTCAAAGTCCAGGTCATCGGGTACGGCGCCAAACACGCTCATGCAGATTACTGGCAGCAGCTTGCTGAATATGGGGCGCAAGTATGTTTCCTGCTTCTCGGCAATCATCTCATAGTAGTTCTGCAGGTCGCTCTCACCAGTGGCGTTAAGACCCGAAGGAGAGCGGCCAAAGAGACGTGTTACCGGTATCTCGGCAGCGCCAGCAATATCCATAATAAACTGCTGATAGCACTCAGCCAAGCCACCGAAGGTGTATTGATGGCTCTCGATACTGTCGGCTGCGTCCATTACCATTAGGCCCATGTTGTTCATCAGAACGTTTTGGGCTTGGATAGTGCGGTAAAGCTCCTGCTGGCTTGTACTGTCGGTTGAAGCTAAAAGCTGGCCAAGGTCATTCATTTTCAATATGCGCATATTGGCCATAAAGGTCAGCTGCGCAATATTCCATGATACGTTGTCGCGTTTTTTTAGCTCGTCGAACACGCTCTCTACTACGCTCGCGCTCCACATAACCTCGGATAGTTCCTCCCAATACGGAAGGTCGTTGCCCACAAAGCGAACACAACGGCTGTGGTGAATGCATATCATAGTGCCGTCCACGGGGTCGGTCACGTTGTAATATTTCGGCAGGCCATACTCGGGGTCAGCAATATCATCTACCAGCTCGCTGCTCGGGCTTACGCCGTTCCAGCGGTCCAGTATCATAAGGCCCGCAAAGTCACCTGGCATAATAAGCTCGAGGTCTAAAGGCTCGGAAAGGTCGTCGCCTTGGCCTTGGATAAGCATCACACCCAGCGCGCCGCCGTATAAGCGGCCCCATTTCAATCCCTTGCGCAGCTTCTCTATGAGCTGGGTGGTTCGCAGCTCGCGGTCAAAGCGCTTTAATAGCTCGGGGCCAAGCTCAGTGGTGATAGTGAAGCCGTTTTTTAACATATCGGACGGAATAGTGTCGATAATTCTACGGATAATCCAGTTCTCGCGATATAGCGCGTTGAGCATATTGAAATCACGGGTTAGGCGTTGCAACGTATACTGTGTGCCCTCCATGATGTTGGGTGTTTCAAAGCCAAGGCGGGCCAGCGGATTGCTAAAGGCGTCCTGTACTTTAACTCTTCGGCTTCTTCTCCTTTTTTTAAGCATTAGCTACCCTCCTCGGTTTAACGATGGTTGATACAAAATACCTCAGCGCGTCGGGTGCATGGTCGGCTACCTTTACAGGCTTCTCGCGGCCGCTTTGCGCTAAGGCTTTATCGTCCCACACGTAGGATTGGTGTTCCTTGATACAGTTGGGACAGTTGGTTTCATGGAAGTGTAGCCTGCGTCTAGTCAATAGCGTATTGACGGTGCGTATGCCTTCCACTACGTTGTTATCTGCATTGATTGTTTCAACTGTTTCTTTTGCCCTGCACCCACGATTGCGCAGTTCTATCTTAAAACTAGCTGCAGAGGGGTCTATTATTACCGCCGTTGGGAATATATGCTCGCCGCCTATAAACTCCATTAGGTCGTCTGCATATTGACTGTTGTCCTTCTCTTTCTTTTCCTTCCGGCTGTCCCAGTAATACTCCCTCACTACATAGATGTCGGTGCCATCATCGTATATGTCTAGATAAACCATAGGATTGACAGTACCATAGTCAATAGCTATATAGCGCCGCATTATGTGTTCGTTTTTGTATATCCACTCTAACCTGTCATCGCCAAATAGAACGTCCTCGTTCCAGGCATCACGGTATATAGCTCCCTGTGCCATTACCCATCGGCCAAGAATAAAGCGCTGATAGAATACACCCGAATACATAGTGCGGTATCTTTCTCTTACGGTTTCGCTAAGGCTCGGGTTGTCGTCCATCAAGAAATGGATATGCAGCAGCCGCTTGCGCTCCTTTTCCTCTATCCACTTTTTTAAAAACCAATGCATAGGACTGTCGGGATTGCAGTTAAACCATATCTTGGCACCGTCCACGGAGCAGCGACCTGTAGCCTGGTTAACAAAACTTTCTGGCATCAGCGCCACCTCATCACAAAAAAGGCCCGCTAGTGTAATACCTTGAATAAGGTCCTGCGAGCTCTCGTCACGGCCACCGAACACATAGAAATAGTTTATGCGTCGGCCTTTGGCCACTACTATTAAATTTTCTGTGCGGCTCTCCTCCACCTTATACCCGCGTATGAGCAGTACGGGTTTAAGCCACTTCCACACGTTGCGACGAAACGAACCGACGGTCTTACCACACATAGCGAAGTTTTGCACATCATATCTGTCCATAGCCCAAATAATAAAGGATATTCCCATCGCAACTGTTTTCCCTGCACGTATGGAGCCGTCAGCTATAATACCATCATAATCGCAAAAAGGAGAGCCCTCTGCCCACCACGTGAGTATCTGCATCTGCTTTTTGGAGAAGCTAGTAAACTTTATTACCGGTTTTACAATAGAACGTAATCCGCCCAACATTAGTCCCACACTCCTTTAGCAGAGGATTTTATCGCATCGGTAAAGCCATCGTCCTCGTACTCGGTGTTATTCTCGGCTGCGTCTTTGAGTATCTTTTGTCCAGCGGTGTCACGGATAAAGGCCGCCGCTTTAGTATCTCCCTTAGTTATCGCCTTTACTATTTGCGCCATAAGTATCGCTTGCTCTATCGTTACATTCTTGTTTTTGCCGAAATCCAAGAAGCTCTTTAATTCCTCGGGTGCTACAGTATCATTCAATGGAAGTTCTAGAAGTGTCTCTAAAACTTCCTTCATTGCCTTTTTCTTGCGGCGAGCTTCACCAGAGGCCTTGCCCATTTTTACTGCTAAGGCATGTCTTTCTTCAGGTGTTCTAGCGGAGTTCGGCTTTAGGTTTTTGATGTTTCCGGCCACGTTACTCGGACACTATTTCTGCATACTGGTATGTCAGCCCATCGCGGATAACAGTTACTCCTGTGCTGCTACCTTTTTGTTCGATATAGCGATTGACAATAACGTCACAATACTTAGGGTCTAGTTCAATAGTGCGACAGATGCGATTAGTCTGTTCGCAGGCTAGCAGAGTACTGCCGCTTCCGCCAAACGGGTCGAGGACGATACAGTTGCTCATGCTAGAATTTATAATCGGATACGCGATTAGCGGGATGGGCTTCATAGTAGGATGCTGTTTGCTACGGCTCGGTCTGTCAAACTCCCAAATAGTAGTCTGCTTTCTGTCGGCATACCACAAATGCTTGCCTTTCTTTTTCCACCCATACAGGCATGGCTCGTGCTGCCATAGATAGGGACTGCGGCCCAATACCAGGGACGGTTTCTTCCAAATGCAGCAGCCAGACAAATAGAAACCTGCATCGACAAAAGCTTTTCTAAAGTTCAAGCCTTCTGTGTCAGCGTGGAATACATAGATACTAGCGTCGTCTGCCATTGCTCTTTCCATGTTTTGGTATGCTGCTAGGAGGAATTTATAAAAATTATCGTTATCCATTTTGTCATTTTGTATGGTGAGCTTATCTTTGGTTTTCCCAACATACTCTACGTTATAAGGCGGGTCGGTTACCACGAGGTTTGCTTTTTTGTCAGCCATCAAGGTATCCATTACATCAGGAGATGTGCTGTCGCCACAAATTAAGCGATGCTCACCTAAAAACCATAAATCGCCAGTCTTGGTAAATACTGGTTTTTCTAACTCCGCATCTACGTCAAAGCTATCCTCTTTTACGGCCGCCTGCACTACATCTTGGAACAACTTCTCTATCTCTACATCATCAAAACCGGTCAAAGATACATCATAGTTGCTCATCTGTAAATCTTGGAACAGCGCTTGCAGCTTGGTTTCATCCCATTCACCGCTGATTTTATTTAGTGCCACGTTTAATGCTTTTTCGTGTGTAGTGTCAAGGTCTACTACTACACACTCAACCTCGGTGTACCCTAGGTCCTTCATTACGGTCAAGCGTTGGTGGCCTCCTACTACATAGCCAGTGCGTTTATTCCATATCACGGGCTCTACATAGCCAAACTGCTGAATAGAACGCTTTAGCTTCTCATATTCTTTATCGCCAGGCTTCAATGCCTTGCGGGGATTGTACCCCGCTGGCAGCAGCTCGGTGATGTTTTTTATCTCTGTTAGCATAGTAACCTCCTAAAAATGGGCAAAGAAAAACCCGCCGATATTACTCAGCGGGTATACGTTTTATTTTACGTTTTTGTTCACTAATTCCATTAGCTCTTTAGCTTCCTCATCAGAAACAACAACATTCTCGCACTCCACATAGTGCATCGCATGGTCAATCACATCGTAAGGCGTTTTTCTTATCTCAACGCATTTCTTTTTTTGGCCAACCATAGCATATTTTTGATATCCTAGTTTCACAATAGTATAACCTTCTGGGCTTGTCGCTACAATTCCCATAGGTATTTTTTCTCAAACTCGTCCATAAATTCGTTCATAAAATTTCTCCTTAGCTTGTGGTTTTACTCGTTCTCTGTGTAGCCAGGGCATTTTTTTTTATTTGTCCAATATTCCTCTGGCGGTTTGCAAGCCATAAGTAGGCAGCAGCCTTTGTATTTGTTCACACAGAGATTACACTGCGGAATATGTTCTACTACAAAATCACCTTTTTGAAATGACCACCTTGCATCTTTCTTTTCTTCACCCATCGTTATTCCTCCTTAACTATTCTTGCATAAATCTCTATTTTTCCATTATTGAGACAAACGCCGTCTACTGTTATCTTTGTATTTCTTGGCAAAATAACCTCTGATTCTGCATCATTTTTGCGACCAACAGTCGGAGTTACGATACATTTTTGACCTTTTTCGGCCAAAAAATGAAATTGTACTGGCCTAAACTTAAAGACGTTTATACTTTCTGCACAGGACGTTGACGTATACGCCGGTAAAGTAAACGTAGAACCTGATATTAATTTATCAAGCTTAGCAACGTCAATTTTTCCGAAGCACTCATCAAGGTCAAAAGGTGACATATTTTCTGCACCTTTCCCTAAGCCGGGGACATTTATTCCCATCTCTCCACAAATACTTATTAATACACCAACGCCATCGAATCTGTGAAGCATTGTGTTATCTGGCAACCTTGGTACATGTTCAAAAGCTGAATCCAACAACAGAATTCTTTTTTGCAGCTTTTCGCTTAATTCGTCAATACTATCGGTTCTTAATGCAGTATTAATCGCAAACGAATCGCCATTAGCTACATACCCTTTCGTTACGGCTCTCGCTTCTTCCTTGCTTAATACATTTGAAAAAACCGCTCTGTTTTCTTTAAGAAAATCTTTATTCTCAATCAAAGGAGTAATCTCTTTGGCAAAATACCCTGCATCCTTTAATCTATCTTGGATATCCCCTATGTTTTTTTCTATTATGTCCTTGCATTGCTCTTTAGTGCTCTCAAGAAAATCATCCAAGACCAACATTGCTTCTCTAAGATTGCGTTTGGCTTTTAAAGTATTGTACGCCTGTTGGACGCCAAACATTGGTCTTGTTTTATTGTCACTGATACATTTTTCTACAATGCTATATGCCGATTTGCCAGCAGGGCTTTCGTCGGCCTTTAATTTTTGTAAAATTTCATTTACACTTTCAGATATTCTTTCTTGAACGCTTTTAATAGGGTCAAAGGCGTTAGCGACCTCATTTAAGACCCCGCCTTGGTTCGTGCTTATATTAGCATTTTGTTCTTGATATTGCAAGTCTTGCTTTGGATTAAATGCAGCGGCCACACTAGCAAGGGTTTCGCCAGGTGCCTTCGCGGTATTTTCCTTCTTTGGAGATGGCAACTTTTCCACAGTACACTTTGCACCGTTAAACTTGCCACCAGCTCCACCATCAATATTGCCATAGGCATCTAAATGTACCGAAGAACCGTTAATCTTGCGCCAGTTCTTTGGATTCTTATCGTCAGGATATCCTTTAGTATCAAAGGCCTTTGCTAATAGGTTTAATAACTCGCTCATACAAATACCTCGTAAAATAGAAAAAGCGCCAATCCTAAGATTAGCACTCGTATATAATAAGGCATTCGCCGAAATTTCTGCCCTCAATAGAACTTCCTTAAACTACTGAGGCATGACCATGTTTATTAAAAAGGAGGGAAATAGAATTGCAGCAACAAAAAAGGCACAGCCTTTATGGCGGTGCCTTAGTGTTACTTATAAAATTTCATATTAATTATAACATAGGTGAAAACGGTTGTAAAGTCCGGACTTTCAAAATATTATCTACGAGGTGTTACTAAGCCCAATCCAGCTGCTACACCTGTAGCAAAGCAGAATATATCATTCTGCAATACAAAATACAGGCTTTTCCCGATATTCAAATCACAGCATATCGCCTTCTGGTCAAGTGATAGTCTATATTTATCATGTAGCAACTGCCCCTGTAGCTTGCCAGAGTAATACATTTCTGTCATCTTTGTAGCTTTTAGCCACCGTTCAGGATGCCTAAGAGTAAAAACATCTCGTTGAGCACCTATTGCAGCACCATAAGGGACCTCAACACATTCTATTTCGTCAACGTCTCTTAAGGCTACGTTACATGTCGGGTCACTACGAAGGACATTACCGCTACTGCCGCCTGTCTTTGAGATGCCAGGGTCTAAACGTTTCTCGGCAATAGCCTGCTCGATATTGGTACGATATCTAAAACAAAAGTCAATAGTCTTGTTTACATTCATTCTTCGTCCTCCGTTTTAGACATTTCGTGAAAATAAAGCAGGATAACAGAGTAAATAGCCATATCCGTAAGGCTTTCGTCTACCTTACAGCCGCGCACGTCATTATTGTATATATGACTGATGTGTTTCAGTAAGTATTCTTTAGCTACTTCATACATGGTGCCGGCATCAGCTTTTTTATAGACTAATCTAGCCCCGGCACTGAAATTAGCAAACGGGTCATTAGTAGAATACTGTTTATTTTTCTCCGCGAACTTCTCCGCCAGCTCTTGAAACTTACTTAAAACAAAGTCTGTAAAATTATTTTTCTGCATTTTCCTTTCTCCCTTCAACAATGCCGGCCGCTACTAAGAGAGCGTGATTGTCGGTCGAATGCGTCTTACACTGAATACGTAGCTTTTCTTTGTAAAGTGTGCCAAAAACTTCCATTCGCGTGTCTTTTTTGGTCATCTTACCCCAGTTGTTCTGCAGGATATCCACTACCACGCTAAGAGTATCATACAGAACATCATCTATTAAGTATTCTTTAACTTCCTTCACAACAGCGTTGTATTCTGCTTCAGACAGTGTTCTTTCTACATTGTATTGTTTATTGTTCTACCCATTTTATACCTCCACAAAATCAATTTCAGGATTTTTGTAAAGGAGCATCTTACGTTTCAGCAGATACTCCTTTGTGCGCATTCCTTTAACATCTACTACTTCAATATGCCCGTCGGTGAAAAAAACCTTAAAGTCAGCAACATAATTTATTGCTCTTACTGTCTTGCCTTTATAAATATATTTAGGCTGCAGCTCATATTTGGGTTGCAGGACAAAATCTTTTACAACTCCGGCCATTTTGAGCATTTTTAGTTCACAGTAATAGTTGGCTTCTTTGGCTGAGTCGAATTTAATGCCGTCAACCATCGTTTTCCGATTGTGGTATTTCATGGCTACCTCAGAACGGAATAACTTCGTCGAAAGGCACGGCTGTACCCATAGCGCTAAAATCGCCGCTTTGGCCGCTCTCGCCATTTTTTTCTTTATGCTCGATAAATTCTACCCTATCGGCAATTACTTCTGTAGCATAGCGTTTTGCGCCGTCTTTGCCTTCATAGTTGCGAATCTGCAAACGGCCTTCTACCAGTAAACGCTGCCCTTTATGAACATTGTTACCTACTACTTCAGCAGTTTTGTTCCAAGTAACAACGTTAATAAAATCAGCCTCTTTTTTCCCGTCAGGACTATTGAACGGTCTATCTACTGCCAATGTAAAGCAGGTCACTACTTTTTGGCTTTGTGTATACCGTACTTCCGGGTCTTTTGTCAGTCTACCTAATAAAATAATCTTGTTCATGGTTTATCACTCCTTGGTTACAAAATACAAAAACGCTACTACAATAACAGTCGTACATAAAATGCTGACTATATCAACAATTGCACTATCATTAATCATTGTCAGCCCCCTTATCTTTTCATACCATAAAGCTCGGTGGGCACGGAATTTCTCTGTAAGTCGGACGCCATAAATGCAAGCAGCGTTTATGCATATTAACATACTGGCTTCTTTTGGGGTGCAGCTGCATCACCGCTTCTTCTTCATCAAAGAACATATCTTTGATACGGCACATATCGTTCCAGCTCGGCATGGCATCGCCGTTTTCCATCGTAATAGAAACGTGCTCCCATCCGCCACCTGTAGAAGCAATTACGAAAAACCATTTTGCCCCGGCCTTTACTTTAAACACGCCGTTCTTACCATCTCCAAGCGTTCCATAAAGTTTTAATTCTAGTTTCGGCTCACGATATCGTTCGAGTTCATTAAGATTACGCATTATATTCCTCCTTTGTCATATCCCAGTGTTTTTTTATACGTTTAAATACATCATCAGCATCCAACCAACCTACTACATCATCCTCCTCTTTTTCGAGGTCGGTTAATAATCCCATAATTTCAATCAATCCTTGTTTATAACCATAGCTTCCTGGTGCAACAACAGCGCTGCATACAACTTTATCATCAGCAGGATAACGTACATATACGCTCATCTCATCTTTTTGCATCCTGCATACAGATACCCAAGGAATACCTGCATCCGTAAGCATATCTGTTAATTTGTTGATTTCACGAAATTGATTTAAATTCATCTTTTGTCTCTCCTTTGTCTTGTGCTTCGAGAAATTTTTCTGATTGCTATTTATTTGCTCACCAGTCCAAAATACCCTTTGTTGCAAACACTCCCCATACCGCAAACAGTACAGAGAGGATAATTTCTTCAGTTAGCATTGTTTTTCCGTTTTCTCCTTTAGTTTTAAAGCTGTGAATAAAGCTTCTAATACAGGCACTGGAATACTATTTCCTGCTTGATGGTAAAGCGTCCGCCTTGAATTAACGGCTGCTGCTTTAGCAAAGTCTGTATCGGTATATCCCTGTAACCGCCAACATTCACGCTCGGTCAGATATCGGTATCGCCCATTACCACAATCAAATACTTGTGCAGGCGTTCTGTCCGGACGTGTAGTGATTGTATAAACAAAATCGTTTATAATCGTTGCTCTGCGTATTCCTTTTTTTCCTATACACTCAATCACGCTAGGCTGTGTCACATTGTACCAGGGCGGTACATCAGTATGATTCTCAATATAGTTTTCAAGCTTAGGCATAGGCTTGCGTTCTATCAACTCAAAGTCGAACGGTTCTTTATTCAGCAGTGATACGGTGAACACTCTTTCCCTTGCTTGCGGTATACCATAGTCCCTAGCGTCTAAGCATTTGTAGCTATTGGAATATCCTAGCCGCTCCATTTCCGCTAGGTATTTATTAAAGTTATGGCGCATGTGCTTGGATAAAACATTCTTGACGTTCTCCCAGACAACAATTCTAGGTTTCCAAACGCCCATATTTTCGATAATCTTTATCGTTTCCCACATAAGAGAGGAGCGAGTACCGCTATTTTCGTCTGCGCCTTTTTGCTGTCCTGCTATGCTAAAATCTTGGCAGGGGCTACCATGTATAAGAATGTCAGGCTTCAAGTTCCAGCCTACTACATTCTGCGTTTTATAGATTAGCTCATCAGCGAACAGTGCATTGTATGAACGCACTGCTTTTTCATCAATTTCCACATAATCGATTGACTTTACAGGTACACCGAGATTTCTCAATGCTATTCTCGGTGCGCCAATCCCGCCAAAAAGTTCTAAAATCTGCATTTCCTACCTCTATTCAATAACAAGTGGAGACCTAAGTCCCCACACTTATTCCCTCATTTGGTTTTCCTGATTTTCAGCTGTTCACCCTTTTGTGATAGCAATCTGTTTTCTTTATGCGCAGTTCTAGCCATTTTTGCAAGCTCACTTAGACTAAAAGCTAAGCAACCAGGACAAATAACTAGTTCAACGTTGTTTGCCAGCAAATAGTGATTGCAGCTGCCGTTATTCTTTCCGCATACAGCACACTTACTGTCCATCATTTTTCCCTGTCCATAATAAAACAATCGCCCATGTCAATATAAGCTCTCCCAGACAAGCTATATTCAAATTTATTCGCCAAAAAAAGAGGAATACCATTGACAACAATGTAAGTCGGATGGTCATAATCGTCGTTTAATGCCATCGGCTTAATATCGCACCATGAGATGCCGTTGCCGAACTCGTTGTTGTATTCTTGAGCAGCCTTGGCAGCATCAATCAACTTTTCTCTAACAGAGTTAAAAAGCTTTTCTTGTTTTTCTTCTTTTGTCATTTTACATCCCCCTTAGTCGATAGGCAGAAATCTCAGTTGTTTGTTTACAGCAACCAGCCTAAATGCCATTACTGTTTTAGATACCTGCGCATATTTGTAATCGTTCAGGTAAATCTTTAAAATACCCATTTGCTTATAAACATCAGAATCACTCAACCCTAAACTGCGCCCATAGTCCAGGCATTCGGCAGATGTCGGCAAATATGGAGTTATCTCGCGTCCCTCTGCCAGCTTGGCAAGGGTCCACCGCCACATCAGCTTAGTTTGATAATCGGCGTTCTTAGAAGGCTCTATTTTAATTGGTTCAGCCGACTGTTGTTCGCTGATATATTCTCCTTGGGCTTTCCGCAGTGCTTCGCCCATAAGAGCTGAGCTGATTATATTTTGCGGTACTCCTTGAGGGCTCGGCATAGTTAATGCTATTCTTTCCGCAGCTGCCCATCGTTCCGGACTAACCTTCTCCCCATACAGGCTGTACCACAAATCAACGGTCGTTCGAAGTGTATCTTCCACGGTTGGTACTTTACCAGGATTCTCCGGTACAACCACCTGTGGCATTCTTCGTCCGGAGTTGATTAATGCCAGGATGGTTTTAGCTATACGTTGCTTAGTTATCACCACCATCACCTCCTAAGTATTTAGCGAATGCATTGGCTATGTCGCCGCCACTGTTTCCTCTTGGAGCGTCGTAATCGACTCCCGAGGCTAATCCCCTAGCCACAGCCTCTACATACCTGTACCGCCGGGCTCCATTTCTGCAAGCACGTTCCACCGCTCGCTGATAACAGCTAAAACCAACTTCGCTTAGCAGGTCTTGCATCTGCTCGGCTAATATCGGAGTTATCGGTCCAATATTCCGCTCGTAAACCTTTATGGCTTCACCCATATCGCCTTCTCCGGTGCGAATCGGCATCTCGCTCGGTAAGGAAACTTGGTTAACCTCTTTTTGATTTATGGTTTGCTCGTGCGCGTATGCTGCTGCATTATTATTCTTGTTATTCTTGTTATTCTTGTTTGTGGCCCTTTGTTGGCCCTTTGTTGGCCCTTTGTTGGCCCTTTGTTGGCCTCGGTTATCTGCTTCGTCTTGATAAAAGCCATAATTCACTAGGGTTATGACGGTGTATCTTCTGGCCCTTGTATCAACATTTATCATCTCTAATTTGACCAAGGTCGAAAGAAAGGTTCTGACGCGCTTTCTCGTCCACCGCCAACGTTCAGCTAGCTTATCCTGTGAGGTGATAAATTGCCCCCTAGCAACCCAGACTGTTTGGTTTCCGAGCAGTATATCTCGCCCGACGTGATTGGCTAGAAGTATCATATCCACCCAAGCTGCGCGCCTACAGAAAGGCTCGTCATTAAGCCAAATGTCGGAGCTTTGGATTTTTCGGTCAATTTTTATCCACCCCATGCTCCCACTCCCTTAGAAGCAAATCTTTGTCAGCATCTGACAAGAACTCTATTCCATAAGCTTTAGCTTCTATAATCACCATGTCTAGAAGGTGGCTAAATTCAGCAGTATTATAATGACTACTACCACGCCAGCACCTATATATCTCCATCCGGCCTTGCTCCCCATATACAACATCGCCTGTAGGCTCCACTATTCTGTAAATCGCCTTCAGCCTATCGGCAACACAAGGAATAATCGCTATATCCTCAAAGAACCCGAAATCTCGAAGAAGTTTTTCATATAATTCCTCGGCCGTGGTTTTTAATACCACAGCCAATTCTTGAAGCATAGCCCACAACGCCGCATTTGCCGTCAGTGAGCGTTTTTTAGACTTTACGCTGAATTGTACCTGTATAGGTTTTCCTTTAGCCTGTGCCCTAAGCAGGCGTTCACAGGAGGGTATTTGTTCTTCTGGCAATGGCACTTGCAGCATGCCAGAGAAATAATTTATATTATTTGTATTGAAGCGCATGTTACCCCCTATAAATAATTTCTCCCAATAAACTTCATCCATTCTTTATGACTATGAGTGTCCTCATAACAGCTTTGAGCAAAACGTCTAAGTCTAAGGTCTGTTTTCCTGTTCATGTGTGGGCCTAAACATCCGCGATGGTGTTCAGCGCATAGCCATATAGTTAAGCCTAATCGTTCAGATATAGGCCGCATCCCTCGGCCGAATATCACATGATGACATTCTAAGCCGAGAGTTGTGCCACACATAAAGCAGGTCTTTTCGTCCTGCAATATGCTTTTCATGCTATTCCCCTTTCATCATTAATCGACGTGCTTCGTCATGAGCCTCTTGAAACTTTGCACTATTGGCGATAAAGTTTAATTGTTCCAGTGTCATACTCTCAAGTGCCACCCATCCAGCATTGCCCAAAACTTCAATGCGGCCGTTTATAGTTCTGACACTTTGTTCAGTTGCTTCTGCTTGTTGAGCATTGATATACTTTGACCCATCATAGTTGCCGCGGTAAATATCTGCAGCAACACCGACACACTTTGCGGCATTCCCCAATGCATCCGTAAGACACATTTTATAAGCTTCGTCGTTGACAGCTAAACCGCTTTTAGTTTTCTTTAAGATGAAATTCCCTCCGATTCCCGGGATGGCTGCACTCCAAGAGTTTTCGTTTTTTACGTACAAGTTTATGACCATGAACACCAAGCGTTCGCCACTCGGGCAATCCTGCACCTGTATGTCTACAACTTCAAACTTCCATCCGATACCACACAAGCCGAACTGTTCAGTCAGGGCTTCAATACGCCACTGAGGATTAATATCGCTTTTACCTTTTAGAGCTCCGAAATCAATGGGCTTCAAGGCATTTTGTGGTGGTTGGCTCATAGCTTCATATCTTAAATCCATGTTCATTCCTCCGTTTTTACTGTAAACACATCAGGGCTGTTACTATAGGTTACGCAGTCCAGCACCTCGCCATCCTCAGTAATAAGGCGACCATCATCGGCTTGATGCAATGTCTTCTTGTATGCGGCCCAATCAACACTCTCCTTGGTCTTAATGTAGCCAGGAGCACTGCTTTTTACGTATTCTAAAAGTTCCGTGTCATCCTTTGTGTAGACCACACCGCCTTTTCTAAAAGAGCATTGGCCATTAGGCAGTTTGAAGGTTTTGCTTTTTTTGCCTTTAAGTTGCTCAGCTGCGAATGGCTGCAGCAGTGCTTCAAAATATTCGATATCATTTTCCAGAGATTGTTTTTCTGCAACCTTCCATGCTAAAATTTGGTTTACTTTTTCGAGTGCGAACTGCTCAATCTCAGCTACTTTACGACGGCGCTCGCGAATCTTATCCAGAACCCAGCAAGCTTTATCCATGTTGTCGACCACAAATGTTGCAGTCACTTCTGGAGCAGTTGCCTGCAGAAATTTTTCTTCAATGTTCATTTTTTGTTTCCCCCTTTATCTCCAGCACCTTGGATGCCAACGCATCTTAGTGCTCTATCAACAGATTTGTCTGCCAAAATAGCTATCGCCAATGCAGCCCAATTAAAATCAGTAGGTTTTCCAGAGTTATAACAAGGCCCTATTAAATGTCCTCCTAATGTATTGAGAATCATGGCTGCACCTCCTCACCAATGTATAAACGCTGGTCAGCATATATTTTGGGAACCCGCCCAGAGAATACGATGTAGCCTTGTGCTTCGAGCTCTCTGTTTAGCTGCTTGATTACCTCATACGCTTTATTTCGGCCACATCCGGTCAGCTTAATTAAGTCTTTCGCATTATAATATGTTTGCATATTCTCACCCCCGTGTGCTATAATATGAATATGTTGTTTTTTGTTGCGCACCCCCGTGCGTAAAAAGGCTCTCGGCCCTGTGGCCGAGGGTCTTTTTTATTTGCACGTTTCATTTTTTGACTTCTTTGTATAACGGCACTTTAATTACAGTGCCGGGTCCTAACATAATCACCGCAGCCATGCTTTTTAAGCCGTTTGCTTCAACAATATCGTCAAGCACGTATTGAGGGTCGTCGTATTTATCCTGCTTTCCACAATACTTCATAGCGACGCGCCATAAAGAGTCGCGTTCTTGCATTACGTAATATTCATAGGTTAATTCATACTGAGGTGGATTTGAATAGCAGTAAGCACTATATGTTACTACTAAAGCCGTCGCTATCAACATTAAAATCTTCATTTTATCCTCCCAATTAATAAATCGGATTTTCTTTATCGAGCTCAAATTCTTCTCCGAATTTCTTAATATGCTCTTCGCAATATTTTGTGAAGAATTCCTGTGCTGTGCAAGGAGCAAGCTCAATGTGCAACATTTCACGCAGTTCATCATCCATTAACATTACGGCTACGTCTTCGTCAATCATCACACCATAGCTGTTTTGTACTTTTTGGTTCATTGTTATCCCCCCTTTCGTTTTGCATCACATTAATCACTCTTCTTGCCGTTTAAAGCAAGTCTTTTTTTTAATAAATCATCAATTGTGCAGTTAAACAATCCAGCTAATATAACTAATTTATTTATAGCCGGTGAAAACTCTCCACTTTCCCATTTACTGACATTGGCTCTGCTGACTCCACATGCATTGGCGACTGCGTCTTGAGTCAATCCGTATTTGTGTCTAAAGAACTTTAAATTTTCTGAAATCATATAATCACCACCTTTTTGTGCGAAATCCGCACTTTATGTTCTTATTGTAGTTCTTTATTCGCACAAAGTCAAGCTTTTTTTTATTGCCTTTGTGCGTTAAACGCACTATAATGTTGTTGAGGTGGTGATTATATGAGCAGAATAGATACAAAGTTGCTTAAACAGCTTCGAAAAAGCAAATCAATGACTCAAGACGCGGTCGCTAAGCAGCTAAACATAGGACGCACAGCGTACACTAAAATCGAGAACGGCGTCCAGGAAATTGATACGGATGCACTTGCCAAGTTAGCCGAACTTTTCGCTGTGTCAATCGACTACCTGTTAGGAGCCGATTCAGTCTCAAAACCACAAGGAGTAAAGATACCAGTGCTCGGCCGTGTAGTTGCAGGCATTCCGATAGAAGCCGTCACTGAAATCATAGACTACGAAGAAATACCTGCCTCCATGGCTGCTAGTGGAGAATATTTTGCACTCCGGGTACAAGGCGAAAGCATGTCTCCGAGAATTAAAGAAGGCGATGTCGTTATTGTCCGGAAGCAGGAAACTGTAGAAAATGGCGAAGTAGCTATTGTTCTTGTTAATGGAAATGAAGCTACTATTAAAGAAGTACACTTCAGCCAATTTGGTGTCACATTGGTGGCGTGGAATCCATCTGTGTATACACCGCACTTTTATCCCATGGATGAAGTAGAATCACTACCTCTGCGGATACTCGGTAAAGTAATTGAGCTGCGCGGTAAATTTTAGGAGGATATTATGGCTTTTATAGATGACGTAAAAACGCTGGCATCTAAGCTCGTGCTATATAAAAACTATATAGACAACGAGGAAAACACCAAAACAGCTCTCGTACTGCCTATGCTAAAGCTACTCAACTATGATATACATGACCCATCTACAGTTCGGTCGGAATATTCTTGCTCATTTGGCCCTGGTACCTCCAATCGTGTAGATTATGCTACTGTAGATGGCAAGAAGCCATTAGTTTTAATAGAGGTTAAACCTCTAGGAACCAATTTAGACAAATACTACGGACAAATAAAAAAATACTACTTTGCAGTTCACCCTGTGTTCTGTTTGCTGACAGACGGCAACGAATATCGTTTATATGCCAATGCTGATAACAAAATATTTTTCGATAAGCTTCCTCTCGTCACTTTAAAGTTAGAAGATGAAGCAACCATCAAGGAAGATATGTATAACGCTATAAGCTGTGGCTTTAATTACAAACAGACAGAAACGGAATTAGAGCTATACGGAGCTGTAAAAAAGGTTTTAAAAGATAATGGTATAAACGATATATGTTATCACAAAACCAAGGATTATCTTGCCGTTACCCCAAAAGGCAGCAACTTGAGCATTTGCAGATTCAAGTTTGATAAGAAAACAACATGGTTGTATTTTTATATGTTTATCCCAAGCAAAGAAGAAAGATACCCCATTGCTAGCATTGCTGATGTCGCCAAGTATGCCGACAAAATCATCAAACTTTACAATGATGTTAAATAAAAATAAGCGGTCTTTCGACCGCATTATTTTTATAGTTTTATGCAAACTTATGTATGTTTAAGTGTACAAAGGAGTGGTTATATGGCGTCTTACAAAGACAAGAAAACCGGAAAATGGTATTGTCAGTTCTATTATACTGACTGGCAGGGACAAAGAAAGCATACATCAAAACGAGGATTCAGCCGGAAGAAAGACGCTGATGCATGGGAAGCTAAACATAAATACGATGTTCAGCAGCAGAAGATAACAATGGAATATTTACTTAAGCGTTACACAGACCATATAAAATCCAAAGTTAAACTCGGAACTTTAAAGATAACAACCATGACTAATTATATGCATTCTATCAACAATTATATTCTCCCATACTTTAAACGTTTAAATGTTGAAGAAGTAACTACAGATACAATTAATCATTGGCTTGTTAAGCTCCAAGAAAAAGACCTAGAAAGAAAACAATTAACATCATCTTATATAAACTTGCTCAAGTCTCATTTGAGGATAATATTTAATTATGCCGTTAAAGAATTTTCTTTATCAAAAAATCCTGTTATTAACGCCGAAAATATAAAAAATAATGTTCATAATCAACGTGTTAAATTATGGACAATGAATGAATATTATTTATTCTATTCAACGATTAAACAAGAAGATACTAAACTTATCTGCAATTTAATGTTTTGGGGAGGTCTTCGAATCGGTGAAGTATTGGCTTTAAAGCCATCATCTTTTTGCAATAATAAAGTAAAAATAACCGAAACGAAAGTGCATGTTAATAAAAGATACTTGTATCAATCCCCGAAAACAAAATCATCGATACGAGAAGTAGCTATTCCCCATTTTGTTTATCAGCAGGCAATGGACTATATAGCGCATCTTCCATATTTGAATAATGACGACAGATTATTCCAAAAGAGCAGAACTGCTATTGCTAATATCATTAATGAAAGAAGTATTAAACTGAATCTCCCTAGAATATCTCCTCATATTCTTAGACATAGCTATGCTTCTATGCTTTTAAATCTAACCAAAGACCCAACTGTAGTAGCTAAGCAAATCGGGCACTCCAATCCAGGAACTACATTATCAATATACTCACATATGATTCCGGGCGAAGAAAAAAAAGCGGCCGAAATGCTCGACCGCTTAGTAACTCAAAACGAAATTATAGACATAAAAAGCGAAAATAGTAATGACTAA